AAAGGGTTTCCACCATACACGAACCATGTGGTAGAGCACGAACACATACGTAGCACATGTAATACATGTAGTTATTTCACACTAACTCACCCACTAGACTATAAAAGGAGCTCACAATGAGTACAACCAACCAAATCGATCTTGAGTACTATGATGGCAAGAACTTAATGAATCCAGGAGATATACGTATCTCTGCTTCATCAATTGCAAAGTACATCACCAACACCAATGAATTCTGGCGTGAACTAATGCTAGGAGAGAAGAGTTTTACTGGTTCTACAGCGAGTGTCCTCGGAACTGTAGTGCATGGTTTTGCTGAATCATTCGTACGATTCGGTACAGTAAATGGCGAGCAAATGGAGGACTACATTGATAAGCAGTGTGGTATCAATACGGAAGTAGACGGATCTATTATTCGTGAGCACTACCCAACTATGGGAACTAAGCTAATCAATGACTATTTACTACATAATCGCCCTTCATTCGTTGAGGAGTTCCTCATGGAAGAGCTCATCCCAGCAACACCATCTCACGGAGCAATCTATGTTGGTGGGTCTAATGATGGCATAATCGTCCCTGGTGTTACATACACAGATGGGGCAGTTTCTACTGATCTAACTGGTACCTACGATCAATGTACGATCACTGACTACAAGACAACATCTGCTACATCTCTTCCAGACAGAATTGAATATAAGCATAGATTGCAACTATTAACATATGCATACCTATACAGTAAACGTGGTATCCATGCTGATCGTATTCGTATTATCTACGTTACACGAAACAATGTAGGTAGAGTAGGCAAGTTTAACGAGAAGACGAAGAAGTATGGAGTTGTTAAGCAATACCCAACTGAAGTACGTGTACTTACTGAATCTATTACTGAGCAGGACTATAACTACATAGAAGGCATGTTATCAGTTATATCACGTTCTATACGGCTATGGCAAGAACAGCCAGAGCTACGTAGTGTCCTTGCTCAGGACTTTAGGTTATAATGTGGATGGTATTCTGGATGTACAGCACATCAAGCGGCACAAGCAGAAAGAGCTGCTAGTTCGTGGAATGGGGATGAAGATGGAATAATAACTTGGCATGTAGTACCCGCTATTTGTAAGACCAATACAAAATTTTCACTTATAAGTAATTACTAAGTCTTCCCATAATATACACGAACATTATGGGGGTACGAAGGTAAGTATGCAATAAGTGAAGCTGGAAACGTGTACTCAACACCATCTGATGGAAAACCTAATAGAATTCTTAAACAAGAAAACATGCTAGGTAGCTATAAGCGAGTAACGTTATCTAAAGATGGAGAAGTAAAACGCTTTCAAGTACATAGGCTAGTTGCACAAACATTTATAAAAAAAAATATAGAAAACTACCAAGTAGTTAACCATATAGATAATAATCCAAGTAACAACCATTACTCTAATTTAGAATGGTGTACACAAAAGGATCATATATCACACGCAGATATGCAAGATAGGTGTAAACATGTATTTAAAGCAGGTGGTGATGCATTAGTAGCACTAAACAAAATAGAAACTGATAATAAGCTGATGCACCTATTAGGTGCTAGGTTTATTAAAACATATAGAGATAAAAAAAAAATAAAACTAAATGCAGTTTCTATTGTGAATGTGGGGTAGTGGTAGAAAGACGTGTAGACGGCATGTCCTCTGACTCTTTATGCAGACCCTGCACGTACATAAGAATTCATAAGGATAAATAACTATGAAAATACAATATACCACAAGCATGGAGGTGCCTCATGTCAGCTAAAGTACTGTTATCAGGCTTAGCCTAACTCAGGTAAAACTAAGCTACTAAGCACGCTGATTAACGGATTCGTTATATCACATGATGGTAAGCGTTTCGCACTAAAGATACCACACATTAATATAAACGAATTTGTTGACATGGGATCATTCATTGACACATGTAACGCAGCAGCAGAAGCTTATAAAGCTAAAACAGGACAGTACCCAGATACTATCGCGATAGATTCAGTATCACGTGTATTCACTAGTGCATACAATGCATTGAATGTAAAATTTAATGGAGATAACTTCAAAGTATACACAGCATTGGATCGTGAAATTAAGCTATTCACTGACTACCTTGAAGACATTGTTAGCAATGGTATCTCATTAGTAATTATTTCACACTCAATCTTTGATGAGAAAACAGCTAGATACTCTTTAGTAGACTCGGGTAAATTTGGCAAACTCGGAGGTTTTCTCAGTGTCGTGGATTTCAGCGTATTCGTAGAAGTTAAAGCCAAGAAAAGAGTTGCTATTCTTCGTGATTCTAACAAAGCCGCACGATGTGTTCTGAGTATAGAAGAAGTGCCTGAATCAATGCCAATTACACTAGATGGTGAAACAGCAAAAGACGGGGATTTTAATCTACAAGATTACATCGACTTGATTAAATCAAAACATTCCGAAGTAGAAGAATTTGAATTCAAGCTATAAGCCTGGATTCTTCAACACATTTGGCATTAGCCACTAACAAATAAGGAGCCAATTAACAATGGCAAGAGTTATAAACAGAACGGCAGTAGCAAAAAGTGACGAAGGTGGTAATTTTATCACTACATCTGGCATATACAATACACACTTAAAATGTGTAGAAGTCGAGTATAAAGACTCAGGTGCAATGTTCGCTAACTACTTTTTCACAAACGGTATGTCTTATAGTAACTTACTCAAAGACAAATCAGGTAAAGACGCATACGGATTTAATCAACTTGATAGCTTAGGTATTATCGAAGATCTTGAGTCATACAGCATTGCACAGAACGAACTTGAAGAGTATGAAATGGTATTTAAGAACTCAACTAAAACGCTTATGGTTATACCAGAATTTACTGATATTGATGTCACTGTATTCGTACAATACATGTATGAAGTATATGAAGAGCAAATCAAAGAGCGTGTTGCTGTTAAACGTTTCTACAGACCATCTGACAATGCATCATCTACAGAGATTGTCGATGAAACACCAGTTGGAGTTAGGTTCGCTAGCGATACTGAGAAGTATGCATCTACCGTAATCTATAAAGAAACGGATGCAGAAGCAGTTGCAGCTTGGAAAGAAGCCCAGAAGTCTGGTGCAACAACTCCAGCAGTAAATGGTGGGGCAGCTAAAGCAGCAGGTTTTTCTGGAGGCGCAGCAGCTCGCAAAGGGTTCGGAAGACCTAGTAGTAACCAATAGTTTTAGTAGCTTAACCGCTACTATGATCCAACAGCACAAATTAACATAAAGGTCACAATATGGCAAAATTTACAAAAATACAATTAGTAGAAGAGATTAGTTTATATGAAACTATTTCCTCAAAAGCAGAAGCAGGTCGTATCCTGGAGCATATCAAAAGCACCATTAAACGTGAGCTATTAGCAGGCAATGCTGTAGCTTTAGGGCAGGACTTTGGTGAATTTTACGTTACAACTCAAGCAGCTAGAGCAGGTGAAGTAAATGGTGTACCATACACATCACCAGCTAAATCAGTTGTTAAGTTTGGTGTATCCTCACCATTGAAAGCATTAATTGCAGGTAACTAACATGTCTAACGAAATTAAGGATAGTGCACTGTACCAATGTACTAAACAAGTGACTGCTACACCGATGACACGATTTGCAACTCATTACAAACCATTAGAGGAGTAGCATGAGCATTAAACTACCTATAGAAACAGAAAACCCGTTATTTGGACGCATTCTATATCCGGTAGCTGAAGAGATACGCAAACTACAACAAGACATTTTGTGGACTGCTGAGGAAATACCAGTAGAGAAAGATGTAAACGACTTTAGGCAGAGAATGCTTCCAGAGCAATTTGCCTTAGCGAGTATTACACTAGACTCATTTGTTATTACTGAGCAGCAAGTTGGAGACACATGGGCAGAAATTGCTTCATGGTTTCCACATTCAGAAATTGATGGCGTAGCCTCACAGATAGCAGCCGTAGAGAAAGCAGTACATGCACCATTCTATCAGAAAATGTCTGATGAGATGAATATCGACCCAGAGGATACAGCTCAAAACCAAAAAGAAATCATAGTTATACGTGATAAGCTACAAATGATTAAACGTATAACTAGCAATCTCAGCAGTAACAAGTTATTAGCGCTTGCAACAGTATCAGGTATTGAACAAGTATTATTATTTGGCAACTTCGCTATGCTAAAATCATTTCAAGCCAATGGTAATAACTTAATAACTAATACTATAGTTGGTGTAGACTTTGTCAAAAACGATGAAGTACTTCATGGGATGCTAGCTGCATCTTTGCATAACACATACCTCAACGAGGCAAAAGTAGCTGGACTTCATATAGACATACAACAACATACAGATGATGTGCATACCGTAATGCGAGAGATAATCTCTCACGAGGATGCTATTGTTGACTATGTTTATAAGGATATTAAGTCTATAAACGACATAACACCTGCGCAGCTTAAGGCATTTGTTAGGTCACGAGTAGATGAGGTACTTACCATGCTGCAACTGCCAACTATATATGGTATAACAAATAACCCTATAGCAGACTGGTTCTATAAAGGTGCTAAGTCTATCAAGATCCACGACTTCTTCATATCTGGAACTAACAGCTATAGACGTAGTTGGAAGACAGAAAACCTGTCACGACTACCTCTTATAAAGAAGGAGAAATAATGGCAATGACTAAATACGAACGTTTATCACATGAACGTAAACAATTGCAACGTGAGAACTTAGCTCCTAACTGGTTATCTACATCTGGATTACAGATGCTAACAGAGAAGCATTACTTGAACGTAGGGGAAAAACCTATTGATATGTACATTAGAATAGCTAAGCGTGCAGAGGAGCTCACAGCAGTGCAAATCCCAGTTAACTATGGTTACTTAAACTGGTATGATGCATTCCTGGATGTGATGTGGAAAGGATACGTATCCCCATCAACTCCTGTGTTAACGAACATGGGTAACAACAGAGGGCATCCTATAGCATGTTCTGGAAGCCACTTGGGAGACTCGATTCGGTCATGGGGCATTGCACGCCTAGAGATTGAGCAGTTAACTCAACGTGGCTATGGGACATCTACTGTACTTGACCCAGTACGCCCACGAGGCTCACCAATCTCCAAAGGCGGAACTTCTAGTGGTATCATGCACCCAGCAGATGATTTAGTTAACTCCATGAAGAAGATCTCCCAAGGTAATTCTCGCCGTGGTAACATTGGCATGTACCTTGACCCATTACATGCGGACTTTGATGAGCTAGTTGATCAACTACTAGCAGATGATGACACATGGAACATCGGGTGGAATATCACTAATGAGTTCGAGGAGCTATTTCATAAGGATCCAGCACGTGCTGATCATATATGGAAACGTATGCTTCGTCTTAAACTTATCAAAGGTAAGGGATATTTCTTCTTCCTAGACAAAGTAAACAAAAGCGCTCCTCAGATGTACAAGGATCGGGGCTTCAAAGTTAAGGGGTCTAATCTGTGTTCTGAGATACAGTTAATGTGTGATGAGGACCACTCGTTTACATGTGTACTAACATCCATGAACATAACTAAATTCGATGAATGGAAAGATACTAAAGCTGTGGAAATAGCGACTGTATTACTTGATGCTGTAATAGAGGATATGCTAATCAAAGCCAGACAAGAACCTGGGTTTGAACGCACAATTGCATTTACAGAGAAATCTAGAGCAATTGGTCTTGGTATGCTTGGTGAAGCGACTTACTATCAACAGCAAAGCTGGGTATTCGGCGACCTCCAATCTACTATATTTAACAAGCAATTAGTTAAACTATTAGATGATAGAACACTAGAAGTATCTAAGTGGTTAGCTGTAGAACTTGGCGAACCTGAGTGGTTGAAAGGGTATGGGCTACGCTTTTCACATAGATTATCATTTCCGCCTACTAAGTCAACTGCAGAAATTCTTGGGGGTCCGTCAGAAGGTCGTGAGCCAGTCTTTGCCAACGTATACGAGTCTGACACAGCAGGTGGCACAGTCTACAGAATCAATCCTATATTCCTAGCTCTTATGAAGGAACGTGGAATGTATACTGAAGAAGTAATGCAACGTATCGCAGAAGACCAAGGATCTGTGCAAGCCGAGGATTGGCTAACTACCCATGAGAAAGCTGTATTCAGGACTGCATTCGAAATCAACCAACGTGACATTATACGTATGGCTGCAGATGCTCAACGAGCCATGAACGCAACGGGTGGGGGCCAAGGCCAATCTACTAATCTGTACTTCCCAGCAGACGCTAAGGAAGAGGATATCTCAGATATCCACCATGAAGCATTCATTAACCCGGACGTAGAAGCATTATATTACATACGCTCGCTTAATGGGGCCACTAAAGTTAAAGTAGATACATCAATTTGTTCCAGCTGCGAAGGGTAGTCTATGGTACTAATACTAACAGGTCACTCAGGTGCCGGCAAAGATACTGTGAGTAATGCTCTCCAAGAGAAAGGGTACTTTACAGCCATTACACCACATAGCACTCGAGCTATGCGTACAGGGGAAGTAGAGGGCAACCCATACTTCTTCATTACAGTGCCTGAATTCAAAAATATGGCAGATACAGGGAAGTTCATAGAATATGCAAGTTACACAACGCAATTTGATGGAGTCGAGGATACAGCTTACTACGGTACGGCTTACACCTCAATTCCTGAGGGATGTGATTCAATAGTAACTATTGGAGTACTAGCTGGGCTAGAATTGAAAGTGTGGCTTGGAGAACAGGCTATACTAGTATATCTCCATGTAGATGATGCTACTCGTGAAGCTCGTGCCAAGGCTCGTGGTTCATTTGATCTTACAGAATGGGATAATAGACTAAAGCAAGATCATGAACGATTTGCTAATGGTCTACCAAATGGTATCGATATCAGAATAGATAATATGCAGTCATTAGAACTTACTGTAGCAGTTATTCTAACACATTTAAAGGTAACTAATGAAAGTAACTAAACCACAATTCTTTGAAGCTGTAGGCACATACGGCCCATCACCAAAAGCTATACAAGCTGGTATATTGTTAACGCATGGTATAGAGCTAAGTCAGAACGGGATAACTTCACGTATTACGAGAGCTCGACAAAATGGTAGCCTTCCACTTGAATCGGGCAACTCCGTTCAAGACGGATTAGCACTACTTGGTACTAGCACTCTTTATGATAGTGAAGGTAACATTAAAATCCAATGGGTCAAGACTAACGCTAAACATAACTCTGAACTGCATTACTTTCAACAAGCAATTGAGGATTTCATTAACTCAGCACGTATACGTGCAGCCACACCCATAGCTACTCCAGCACTAACACACTCTGATACTATGTCCGTGTACTCAATTGGTGATGCCCATATTAGGCTACTGGCTTGGGGTGAGGAAGTTGGTGAGGACTACGACTCTGATATAGGAACAGCTGACTTACTATCAGCAATTGATCTGCTAGTTATACAAGCTTACCCATCTGAAGAAGCCTTCATCATTGACACTGGTGACTGGTATCATTCTAATGGACAGCAGAACACAACCACAGCTGGTACTCGTGTGGATGTTGATTCACGCTTTGCTAAGATGATTCAAGTAGGGCTAAACCTAGCTGTATCATTAGTAGAGAAAGCGTTAACTAAGCATAAGCTAGTTAGATGGCGTTCTGCTATTGGTAACCATGATACGTACTCTTCACTATATGTGACGTGTTTCCTACAAGCTTGGTTTAAAGATGAACCACGTGTTATAGTGCACGACACACCATCCGTATTTATGTATCACCAATTTGGTAAGAACTTAATTGGAATTACACATGGGCATACAGTTAAACCAGAGAAACTAGGTGAAATTATGTCTGTGGATTGTAAATCACAATGGTCAGATACTGATCATAGATATTGGTATACCAGGCATGTGCACCATCAGCAAGTCAAAGAATTCTCCAACTGTGTTATAGAAACGTGCAATACACTAACGGGAAAGGACGCATGGCATGCCGCATCTGGTTACCGCTCCAGTCAATCTATGAAGTCAATTACACTTCATAAACTGTACGGAGAGATATCCCGTAACACAGTAACTCAGGCACTAATCAGAGCACACCAACATAGGAACGATTCTATTGAATCAACAATTTAGTGCACTCCCCGTGCACTTACATAAAGGTAAATCATGAACAATAACAATAACATAAGAATGCTATCAGTATCGGGCGAAGACCTAATGGACTTGCTTAAGCAATTTACACAGGAAACAGAAGATGAGTGCGCATGCTGTAGCAACGAATGCACAGTTAGGAATGAAAGCCAAGCCGAGCCATGCTATGTACCACATGACTATCTCAGTCCGGGTGATGCAGACTACAGAAAGGCTGAGCACATCATTAGTCTCATAGAGGACATAACTATCAATACATTATCTGCAGATGGAACAATTTCCCCAGAGTCGGCACATACACTGCTTACGCTTGCAAATCTTCGCACGGGGTATATACCAGATGCAAAGTAAAAAACAGCTCTTCCAATTATTCTCAGACATTGCACATCTAAACGACACAGCATGGGGCAACCACGCTGGGTCGTATGATGCTAATAAGGCCGCTGCACTTCTAATCGAAGAAGCACTTGAGTCTATTGGAGCATACGCTCCACGTGAGTTGGCAAGAGAGATAGTAGCTACCAGAAGTACAGTAGCATCTGAGCCAGTTACACCAGTATCTGCATTTGATTCACTTCTTGATGGACTCTACATAGCTATTGGGGAACTACACAAGTTAGGCCTTACACCACACCAAATGGTAGATGGCTTACAGATCGTGCATAATGCAAATCTGCAGAAGCTCGGTGCTAAGGACTCTGAGGGCAAGATAATTAAGCCTATTGGGTTTGTTCCACCAGAAGAGCGGCTACAAGAAATTTTGGACAATCGAGTTGTTAAGTAAATTAGTAATTAAGTTGCATTGACTCGCTAATCTCAACTAGTCCCTCGTGGTTAGAGATTTATGTACACTCAGCTTCGCTTCGTTACTATAAATCTAATCCCGGCGACCACATTTTGGTGGCTCGTGGGTAGTAGATAGTGGCATGTATTCACACTATATATGTATACATATTAGCTTATTTATGGTATAACACTGTATACATACAAAAGGACTATAAAATCGGAAATATCAGAATAGCCACACAATCACAGAACAGGCTACAGGAATTATCAGAATGTACTGGTGTGTTCATGGCAGCAATGTTGAAAGAGTTAATAAGTGATGGGTATGTTAGTAGGGCAATGCATCCTAAGTATAAGAGGCTAGATGAACAGCACACATTGCTATATAAAGTATACAAAATAACATTCGAAAGTGGTAAAGTTTATATAGGAATGACTAAGACATTACACACTAGAATGCAACAACACACTAATAGGTTTAGCGCAACTGATTTAATAAAAGACGTAGAAGTACTTCTAAATACAGATGATGTAATGGAAGCATCCGCATTTGAGCTATTGACTATAAGTAAACACATTACTGAAACCACTTATAATAAAGAGGGCGCAATCCCTTACTATACACAATATGTACAACAGAAAGCGGAACCGGCTCATAGTGAAATATTTCTAGAGTTGCAGGACATCCATAATCAACAACAATTACGTAAAACCAAACAGAAGCAAATGCACAAATTAACCAAGAAGGTAACAAATGAATCTACAAACATTAGCTAACGCAACTATCACACATATAGCTTCCAACCATACCAAGCTATTCATAGCAGGGTACAGATTACTCTATAGTTATGACTCACTCATCGTCGTGATCGAACCATCAGGACAAGCCCTACTAGGAGCAGACTGGAAATTCTCTAAGACGACATCCAAGTTTCGTTCGCAGTTCTTGAATGAATCGACAGCAGAGACAGAGGCTAAGCTAGCATCTGGTGAGTATAAGCTATTAGCAGACCAACTATGATACATGCTCAAGCAACGCTACATGACTATCATAAGGGCTATGTGCGTGCCAGCATCTGCGTAGACGTACTCCTTACAGCTATTGAGCATTCATATCCACAGCTAAACTCTCATTTCACCAATGACACACCAGATATACCAGACGAATCAATTATACCACTACTAGAGGAGATCATTAATAATGACACTACAAATAATACTAAAACAAACTAAAGAGGTAGAAACTCATAACTATAATAACGTTAGAGCGTACTATTTCAATAAGACTTTCCTAGAGGTATTCTATGAAAGTGGGCGTAAGCGATATGTTAAACTATCTTCAGTACTAGAAATCGCAGAAGTGGAGGAAGAACAGTTATGCACATAAACGATAATAGATTAACAGCCATAGAAACTGCATATGTAACTGCATTACTACATAAGTGTAATGATGTAATAGCAGTATGTAACTTAGTACTTACTGATGGGTATGAGGCACATGATGTGTTCAATGCGGTTCATAGCACTAATCGTGAATTACTCAAACTGGCGATAAAACATTAGTGGCTACAACAACTGAGATGCTAGATAGCAGAGGCTTTGAGTTACTAGTTAGCCCAACAAACTCAATAAGGGTAAACAATGATACAACAACTACCAGTAATAACTGAACTTTCACTTAAGTACATACCATATCCAACTAATGGAGGCATTCCATGTGAACACGAGAGTGGTTGCTATGGTATGTCTATGAAAGGGGTATTAGTTACACCAGCGGGTAGAACTACTATACATGGTAGAGGGGCACGGTTCACAACTTCTCAATCAATTGCAGAGAGTATTTTAGAGTTAACTAAAATGCACGAAGAGGCGTACAAAGCACAATGTGATTGCTATGCCGAAACAGGTTCTGTAACACATCATTCAAAAGAACTACATGATGC